CCCTAACCCACAAACTTTCGGACCTCAATCGATAGAATACACGTGGGGGGCCTACAAAAACGGAACTGATCTAGTCGGATCTCAGCAAGTTGCTAATTTTTCATCACAATATACCACAGGAGGCTCTGCTACCGGATCTATTATAGGAGAAAATTTAACCGGAAGTTTTTCGCTCCTATTCGGACCCATAGAAGGCTCTTCAACCGTTCTTACCGGACCATTCAACGTAGTTATTGACGGAAACTCGCAAGGAACAATAGACGGAACCGTAGACTGTGGAAGTTACGGGTATCAACTTAACGGAGGCCCTACCATTATCGGTGTTTTCCCAGATAGTGTTTCAGGAAATATCAGTAATTATTTAAATCTTTTGGACGTATCACCAGGCGCAAACCCTCCAACCAAACTTACAACCTATACAGGCGGAGGAGGAGATCCTGTAAACATCTCCAGCTCAACCTTAAACATTGACTATACAACTCCAGCAATAAACCGTTCACCAGGAGATATTGTTGAATTTAAGCTCAGACAAAGTTACTTAACTACAGAGAATATAACCTCTTCTTTTATTGCCGGTCCTGGTAGCAGCTATATTACTACTCAAATAGTTTCTACAGCACAAGGAGGCTATCCATATGCAAATACCGGTTCTAATGGATTTATTGCCGGTATTACAGATGTAACACCTTTAACGAGTATTATTTTATTTAATAGTGAAGTTTCATCTTTTTTAAATTACCAATTCGTTCCATATTTTCAATCAGGTCTCACATTTTTTTCAAGCAGCCTATACAACGATTACGGAGACGTAAACTATCCATTTAATCCTCAATTTGGAGATAAAATCGTAATGAGCGATATAACCGGAATTTCTCAGGAAGTAGACGTAGTAAGCTCGGAACTCACAAACGATATTTTAGCAGTTACCGTAACCCCGCAAATTTTAGATAACTGGGCGTTAGATGCAAAAGAGATTTATAAGTTTTTACTTTTAAAAAGATACGATGACGAACAAAACGTAATTTTAATCTTTAACAAGAATTCTGGTGTTACTTCTTACGGATTTTTAATTCCGGAAGATATTAATCCAAATGTAGTAGAAAATATTAATACACTGCAGGCTGCTGTTCAATCTCAAGTATTAAACACTCAGTCTCCAACACCGGGCAGTATATAGAAATTAAATAAATACACTATTTATAAAGAGAAAAACACGTAAAACATGGCATATTTAAGTAATACTTCCGTTGTAGTCGACGCTATCCTAACAGATACCGGAAGACAGCTTCTGGCTCAAAACAACGGCTCGTTCCAAATCACACAATTCTCCCTATCTGATGATGAGGTGGACTACACCCTCTATAACCCAAATCATCCGTCTGGATCTGCTTTCTACGGAGAAGCTATTGAAAACATGCCAATTATACAAGCTTTTCCTGAATCTCAAGAGATTATGAAGTACAAGCTCGTTACCCTACCTAGAGGAACGGCTGCACTACCAGTTATTAGTATTGGATATAGCACAATTGTATTAAAGCAAGGTGCTTCTCTTTCAATTACTCCGCAGACTTTAAATTATCTTGGTGCTACATCAACGTTTGAACAGTCCGGATATCTCGCAACAATCGGAGACGTTAGAACTACAGCGGCTTTCAACGGAGTTGGTATCAATACTACTCAAGCTACTGCACTTAATGCAACCGGAGTTCAAACAGTAGGTACTAACGTATCTAAGACTGTAATCGGAACCTCAATCAATATTACAGCTACAACAGTAAATACATTGTTTGGCACAACTGCTACTACGCTCTATACTACCCTAACAGTAGTAGGACGTGATTCCGGTGCTAGATTGTTTGTACCTGTTCAAATAACCAAAGTAAATCAATAATAGAATATGTCATTTACAAGACTAGCTCCGACAGATTTTGTGATTAGCTCTGATTCGATTACAGCTCCAGCTTGGAGCTCTAATCAACCTACGCTAACTACTTTTTATACCGCCTCTGTAACGCCGACCACCACTATTAGTGCAGGCGCTTTTTATCTGAACGTATATCAGACTCAAAGCAACGCAAACGGTGCAGCCGTTCAATTTGCTATCGCTTATGGTAATATTGACGGATCAGGATCTCAATGGTACAACCCTCTTGTAGCCGGCGTATCTCCCTCCCTGACTACTTACCGTCAATATGAGACCCTTATTTACGGGCCTGCTCTTTCCGGATCTCTACAAGGATTTAATTTTGGAGGTAAGACAACTAATGCACCGGATATTTTTGCAATTAACGTTGACAGAAACAGGTACAAAGAGAGTTTATTTCCTGGAACCTTCAACCTAAGTCTATCGGGATCAGGAGGTCAAATTACAATTTGTGATAATAGTAACGACGTTACAACTGTAACTTATCTCGACTGCGGTAGAGTATTTAACCTCGTATCAGGATCTTTCGGTAAAGCAGTAGACGGAAACGTAGTAGGTCAAATTGCACCAGGTTATACCGTATCAGGATCTTACGGATTTTATCTACCAGATATCGGAACTATTGTTTTAAATGCTAGTGCACTTGCACTTTCCGCAGCCTCAGGAGGTATTGACCTACCGTTAGATCGCGACAATTACGGGATAATTACCGTAAGCCCTAGCGCCTCTTATACGTCGACTAATAACACTTACCTATTTCAAGCAATTTCTGCCAGCGGTAACTTCCAGTTAAATTCACAAGAGACAATTTCTTCTGATTACGTGTTCGTGAGAATCGGTAACGCAGATTATAATTACTCTACCAACCCTACTTTCATTTCAGGATCAGGAGCGGTATTGTGGCCAACGATGATTTATAATCCGCAAACTTATATTACAACTGTAGGTTTGTATAACGATAATAGCGAATTGCTTGCAGTAGCTAAAATGTCTGTACCTCTTGTAAAAGACTTTACAAAAGAAGCGTTAATTAGAGTTAAGCTAGATTGGTAATAAATGAGTAGAGCAGCAAATAGCCTTCTGACATCAGATGTTATTACTACTCCTATCAAGCTAAAATACAGTTCTTCTTTCGAGTCTAGCTCGTTTGGAACATACGGTATAACAGTTGTGAAAGGAGTTAACGGACCTATTACTGTCACTGGATCAGTACCGCAGGAGACACTTAACTACTACTCAATACGTCACCTTTTTTACTCAAATTATTTAACAGGATCCTACCCAGTCTCTGCTTCTTCGGCCGATAACTTTTTACAATCTACTGCAGCATCAGGAACTCTCGATGCAGATCTAAGATATTTTCCAACTCAATCTGATGCAGAAATTACAGTATTATCCATCCCAAGACAGGTGTTTGGTCAGCAAATTTCTAGGCAGAGTTTTATCTTAAGTTCATCCGTTTACTGTATTGTTGACGACGGAAACGGTAATTTAATCGATATAGGAACTGCAAACAGTGGATTATATATACTTAACGGATATTTTAACGCAACAGATTATTTTGTAACACAACAATCTACCAATATTATACACGTAGGCAATCTTATCTATCCCCAGGGAATGGCAATCATCACAAACCCTAATTATCAAATATATTTCCCGTAAGTCTGGTTTTAGATATTTATTTATAAACGAACTTAACGATGGGTCTAATATTTCGCGTCTCCTCAAGTGCTAATACAGGAGCTACATATATCAAAAATGCACCTCTAGAATTCGATGAAGGAGATGGCAACTTCGCCTGGCTTGCTACTAATCTTTCCGGAAGTGTAATATCAATTACCGGATCTACAAGTATATTAGGATCCTTAAACCTTCCGTCCCTAACCACAGCAGCACAGAGTAACGTAGTTACTGTAAATACAGCTACAGGGCAATTGTACTATACTGCATCTTCAGCATTTAGCGGCGGAGGAGGAAGCCCTACAGATACATCTTCTCTTTTAAATAACGCTTCCGCTACAAATAACATACTCACTTTTACACGAGGAGATAGTTCTACATTCCAAGTAGCAGTCAATACAGGATCTCTTTTCGGTACTTCAAGTTGGGCACAGAACGCACTTACAGCATCATTTGTATTATCAGCCTCTTATGCATTAAGCTCTTCTTACACCTTAAGCTCATCTTATGCATTAAGTAGTTCCTATACCATATCTTCTTCTTACGCATTAAGCAGTTCTTATACTATAAGCTCTTCTTATGCATTAAGTAGCTCATACGCTCTATCTGCAACTACCGCTCTCACTTCATCTTACCCTGTCTCTGTATCAGGTTCAACCTTATATACAACTGCTCCAGCAACAGATACCTTTAGTACGAATAACGGAATTTTCTTAGGAGAGAATGCAGGTAAAAATGCAACGAACGCTGCTAACTCTATTTTTCTAGGCGAATCTGCAGGTACCAATGCAACAAATTCAGGTAATTCAAATTTTATAGGATACTTTAGCGGTCAAAATGCTACAGATGCCGGCGGATCAAACTTTATCGGAGGACTTACCGGACAAGACGCAGTTAGTGCTTCAAATTCTACTTTTATAGGAGGTCTAGCAGGTAATAATGCAAAGTATGCTTCTCAATCCTTCTTTGCAGGTTATCAAGCCGGTCTTGAAGCAGCTAGTGCATCATTTAATACACTTATAGGCTATAGAGCAGGTTTAAATAGCCTCCCGGGTACCGGAATTGGACGCAATAACATTATTATTGGTACTAATATTACTTTACCTGATGATACTCGTGATGCAATCAATTTAGGAGGTATAATTTTTGCTACTGGATCTCATTTTGATTCAGGAACCGGAGCACCGCTAGACGGACCTGTAAATAACGCTAAGGTAGGTATTAATCAATCTAGTCCACAGTATGCTTTAGATGTAAGCGGTACTATCGGTATCTCACAAGTAATACACTTCGCAGAATTAAATCCCCTACCCGCAGGTAATATTGGAGATTTAGCAGTATCGCAGTCTACACTCTGGTTCTATGCATTTTCAGGCTCTTATTCAGGATGGAAGCAAGTACAACTTATAGTTTAATCAGTTATAAATGTCGTATACGTTATATTTAACAGCCGAAACTACAATCTTTCAAAACGAAGTAAAGTGTAGAGTATCCGAGAACGATTTTAATTATTCTCAAAATCCTACCGTATTTGCCCGTAAGCAGTATATCACAGGGTCTTCTGCTCTACCTTTCTTTGCACCGCAAGACGGTACTGCTTCTTTTGGTGAAATTATAGACGGAACTTTAATTGATAACGTAACCGGATCTTCTTTCCGTCCATATACTACGACAATTGGACTTTATAATGAAAATAACGAACTACTTGTAGTAGGAAAACTTGCAACACCTTATCCAATTCCACCTAACACAGATATGACTTTTATTGTTAAGTGGGATAGTTAACCTAAAATTAAGTTTTATGTCAGAAAAATGGTTTATATATGAAAAAGGAAACGTAATTGAATACGATTCTGTAGAAAAATTCCCACAAGGATGTGTAGGATTTGTATATAAAATTATCAACATTAAGACCGGTAAATTTTACATTGGTAAAAAATCTCTTTTTTCTAATACAAAGAAAAAATTGACCAAAAAAGAACTTGCCGAGCATACCGGTCCCGGTAAAAAACCTACAAAAAAATTAGTAACTAAAGAATCTGACTGGTCAAATTACTGGGGATCTAATAAGGTAATGCTTGAAGAAATTAAGCAAAACGGTACCGGCGATTTTCGTAAAGAGATTCTTAAATTCTGCTTCAATAAAAAACAACTAACCTACTGGGAAGTACATTTTCAGTGTATAAACGAAGTACTCTTAACTGATAAGTCTTATAATGATAACGTTCTGGCTAAGTTCTTTAGAAAGGATTTGGTAATTTCAGAATAAATCGTTACATTATAAGTTACAGAATTAGTGTACATGGAGCAATCACGTCTGGTCCTTGGACTATTACATAGTATTTTAGGTAAGTCTAAACCTTCTACAAAAGGTAATCATGCCTTTCACTGTCCTTTTTGTAAGCACCATAAGCCAAAACTTGAAATAGATCCTAAAACAGGATTTTATCATTGCTGGACTTGTGAACCTGCAACTAAAGGACGTAGTTTAGTTTCTTTACTAAGAAAACTGCAAGCAAGTCCTACGCAGATTTCAGAAATGAAGAGTTACTTTCCCGACGGTAGAGGAGAGGTAGAAGAAAAAAACTATAAAGCAATAGAATTACCGAAAGAGTTTATTCCTCTTGCAGAAAAAAAGACAAACCTTACCTACAGACAGGCCAAGGCTTATGTAACCAAGAGAGGAATTACAGAACAAGATATTTTAAAATACAATATAGGTTATTGTGAAAGAGGAAAGTATGCTAATTCAGTTATTATACCTTCCTATAACAAAACCGGCCGCATAAATTATTTTATATCTAGATCATTTGAAAAAGATCCAGCACGTAAGTATAATGCTCCTTCCTGTAATAAGAATGAACTGATAGGATTGGAATATTTTATTAACTGGAAAGTACCTGTTATACTATGTGAAGGTATATTTGACGCTATTGCATTAAAGAGAAACGCTATACCGCTCTTTGGTAAAACTATACCAAGGGCCCTTATGCTCAAACTCGTAAGCAGTAACGTTAGAACTGTATATCTAGCCCTGGATAACGATGCATTAAAAGAGTCTTTTAATTATGCTCTTGAACTAATTAACCTAGGTAAAGATGTTTACTTTATAGAACTCGGAGGTAAAGATCCATCAGAGATTGGTTTTGAAGAAATGACAAAATATTTACATACAGCCAAACCACTTACCTTTGGTGAGCTGTTACTTAAAAAAATGCAACTAGCATGAGTGAACTTATTATTGAACAGAGATCGGAAGCTTGGTTTGAACTTAGAAAAGGTAAAATAACCAGTTCCGAGATACACAAGATAATGGGAGAAAGAGGATTGAGCGAGACAGCTAAGTCCTATCTTCTAGAAAAAGTAGTAGAATTTTACGACGGATATAGCGAACCTGCTGTAGGTAAAGCTCTTGAATGGGGTACAGAATTAGAACCTATAGCTATAGAACATTATCAGGGACTAAAACAAGTGCAGGTAGATAAAGCTTCCTTTGTTCCTTACAACGATAACTACGGAGGATCTCCTGACGGACTAATAGGTAAAGAAGGAGTAATCGAAGTAAAATGTCCTTATAAATCTGCCAACCATTTTAAGCACGGATTGATTAAAGATGCTGTAAGTTTTAAAAAAATAGCACCAAACTACTACTGGCAATGTATGTCGAATATGATATGCACCGGTACAAAATGGTGTGATTTTGTTAGTTACGATCCTAGGGTAAAAGAAGGGTTTGAGATGTTTATTTTTAGGTTAGAGTTAGACGAACAAGAAGCAGAAAACGTGAAAGAAAGACTAAAAGTAGCGGTAGAATACATGGAAACTCTTAAAAAAGACATAGAAGCTTCTAAGCCGGCGTGATAGATATTTATTACCGGTATGATAAACCCAGAAATTTTAGGAAGAACTATTGCAGAAGCCGTTCTAAACGAACCAGGCCCGTGTTTTTATCCAGGAAAATTTAAACCCCCACATAAAGGACATTACCAGGCTGCTAAAGCCTTGGCTGCAAAACCGTATATTACTAAGGTATATATTATTATAAGTAAGAAAACTATTGAAGGGATTACTCCCGAGGATTCGCTTATGATATGGAATATGTACCTAAAGGCTGAACCGAATCCTAAAATTACTGTCAGAATTGCTACCGAAGATTCCCCAATAGTTACTATAATTAACTTTTTAAAGAAAAACCCTACCGTAGATCCAGTGTATATTGCTGTAGGCGAGGATGAAACAGACGATGAAAATTACGGAGCCTCTTTACAACAGCAGTTTGGCGATAGGGTAAAGGTAATAAAAGTACAGGAAAAAGCAGGTGATATTTCTGCACCACACGTAAGAACCTTACTACAGGCCGGCGATTATGAAGGGTTTACAGAGGCTGTTCCGGAATCTGCTTACAATAGAGGAGCTGCATCTAAGATTTTTAAGATGCTTGCACCGAAAATGACTAAGAATGAACCCAAAAAAGCTTGAGATATTAAAACATTTTATTCAATTCTGTAAAAAAGAATTGGATATACAGTCTTTGCCGAAGATCTCTTTGATAAAAGATAAAAGCTTTGTGGAGATGCGTAGATCTTTTGGTGAATATAATCCTGGTGAGATGTCGGTAAAAGTGTTTATAACCGGGAGAAACCTGGCTGATGCATGTAGAAGCCTTGCTCACGAATTAGTACATCATCGTCAGTCAGAATTAGACCTACTTTACAATGATTCTGGCGAAACTGGAACAGATATTGAGAATGACGCTAATGCGATGGCCGGAATATTAATGCGGGAGTATGGAAAATTAAATTTAGGTGTTTACGATTTAGACGTTATAGGAGAAAATTTGCAAGAAGCCAAACAAGTAGGTACTTTATACCACTTTACTTCCTATGGAGGATTTGATGCAATTTTGAAAGACAATTTAGTATTAAAGACCTACCAGACAGACATTCAACCTTACGTTTCTTTTACCAGAAATAAGCATTTTAGGTCTGACACTATTTCTACACAAGTTAGAATTGTTATAGACGGTGATAAGCTGTCACAAAGGTATAAGATAGCGCCGCATGCTGACGTCAAGGCCGGATACGGTAGAAAATCTCAAGACGAAGCCGAAGAAAGAATTAGTTTGGTGAAATATCCACAGGGAGTTGACATTAAAAAATCACTTATTAGAGTAGATATTAAGAAGTTTGATTCAAGTATTGACTGGGATGATCCAGAAACTTTTCAAGACAGTGAAGATTTTGTAGAACCGCCAAGTCTTGGAATGTATAACACTATGCTCGAAACATTAAAAAAAGCTAATATACCTTATCAGATAGTAGACAGGTTTTAAAGTTATGGAAAATAATCTCAAAAAAGAGTTCAATCCTCGTGACGTACAGAGGATGCGAAACATTATTACCGGCGATACAGGTGCTAGAACACAAATACAGGCCGGATACGAAAAAAATAATCAAGATCATAAAGAAGGAGACGTTTGGGAAGAAAATGGTAAGAATTGGACCATTAAAAACGGAATTAAAATGTCCGTCACCAAACTCGATAAAGTAAAAGAACTTGTTCTGATACCTCTCACTTGCCCTGAATGTGGTAATCTTATGAAAGTGGATGACTACAACAAAAAAATGTGGGGAATTCACAAAAAATGCTTTGATTGCGTGATTAAAATGGAGACTGAAATTAAGCGACAAGGCAAGTGGGACGAGTATTGTGCCAATATTATGAACCGAAGTAAGAATGCAGAGATAGACGATCTAGAAATAGCTCTAGAACAGTGGGTTGACGAGTCAGAAACCTTTGTCTCTGAACAAGGAGAAGTAGAAAAATGGGGCGGAGGAGATAAAAAAGCCATCTATAAACAGGTTAAGAAAGAACTTGCTGAACTACGAAAACTGGATATTTATAATGGAGAAAATCCATAAAAATGCCGTTCAAATCACAAGCTCAACAGCGATTTATGTTCGCCAAGCACCCAAAGATTGCAAAAAAGTGGGCTGCACATACTCCTGATATTACAAGTTTACCTCAACACGTGTCTGAAGAACCAACAATGCCAGAACATTGGGATCATCCAGGATGCGATGACAAGATCGGTAAGATTTTTGTAGTTCTAAAGCCAGGGCCTGAGTCTGCACCTGAAGATATTATGCATCAAACACATGCTTTTGGCATGGGACAGTTTGAGCCTCAAAGTGTTCACGGGGTTTACGGTGATGAAGAAGAAGCGAATTTAGTAGCTGAAGCAGCTTGCACTGAACTTCGTAAGCATTT